CGTGCCTGGATGGCTCCTGTAGATCAACCTCATGAGAACTTTGTGTTCCCAGAAGAGGTCTTGCCTAGAGGTAATGCCTTGTGATATACTGGGAGGGGCAACCCTCCCTTTTTAATGATCAGTTCTGATACCCCATATAAATTAGCAGAAATTATTCGGGATACTTGGCCAAATCTTTATAGACAACCCAAACATCTTGATGTAATATATAATTTAAATTCGCAAAGAAAAAAAATGTCTTACAATATCACGATCAAAACTCCAAGTGGAGAAGAGACTCTAATTCAATGTGCAGAGGATCAATACATCCTTGATGCAGCAGAAGAAGCTGGTGTCGATCTTCCTTATTCCTGCCGTGCTGGTGCATGTTCTTCATGCTGTGGTAAAGTTCTAGAGGGAGAGGTTGATAATTCTGAGCAGACTTTCCTTGATGATGATCAAATGGAGGCAGGATTCTCTCTGCTTTGCTGTGCATATCCCCTATCCGATTGTCTAATTCTAACTGAGCAAGAGGAGAATCTCTGATGAATGAAAATGTATTTGTAATTTATTCAAAAATTGGATGTCCTTGGTGTGTTAGAATTGAGGATGTTATATCTACTGTAGGACTAACTCATGTTGTTTACACATTAAATCAGAATTTTACTCCAGAAGAATTTTACGATGAATTTGGTCAAGGAGCTACATTCCCTCAAGTCTTACTGAATGGAAAGCATCTAGGTGGATGCACGGATACTATTAAATACCTGCAAGAAAATAAAATTATCTAGGATTTTTTCAATGGTCACAGATATCGCGGAACTTGAAATCTATTATGATGTAGAGAAGGCAGTTGATTATGCATTTGAAGGTAAATTTGTATTAAACTTTTATGATTATCTAAAAGTAAAAAGCATAAAAAAACTACAAATTGAAAAGTTCATTGATAGTAACGTTGTTAAAAATTTAAGAGAGACTATAAAAAGTCTTGATGAATACTTAGAGGGTGGACAAGATAATGTCCATAAGCAACTCCGCGAAGCTTATGGACATATACCAAAACCACAAGCAAGAAAGATAAAAAACTATCTTTCAGAAATAATATCCGATGCTGAAAAGTATAACTATGAAAAAAGACCAGGGAGGCGAAAAAAGCAATCTAAATAGTGAAGAAGAACCTCAGATCAATCGAGGTTTTGAATTAATGCTACGTCAAAACAAAGAGGAGGAGTACAATCCCAAAAAGTTCCAAATAACTTTTGGTAAGATTATCTCTCTCCTAAAAAGAGAGATTCACCTTTACTTTGAATTTTCTTTTGATATTAAAAAAACTTAAATCTCTCAAGGGGGGAAAGATGTTAGCAGTAACTCTTACGTTAGGGACATTAATTTCAGTTATGTTCTTTTTTCTAGGTGGAGTAATCGGATGGACTGCAAAGCAATATTTCGTTGAGAAAAATTATATTGCATACACCCACCCAGAAATGTTTGATCATAATGGAAATGTTATTCCAGACGAAATATTAGCAGTACGTTTTGAAAATGACTATGACTACGAAAACGAAGACGACGAAGACGAAGACTGAAACATCAACAAATGTTGAGACTCTTCCAGTAAATCCATTTCAACATGAGATTCTAGAATTAGTTTCCAAACAAAGATCTGATTCTAAAAAAATTGAATATTTGCAGCAGTATAGAAACGACGGGTTAGTATCTATTCTAATTTGGAATTTTGACGAATCAATTATTTCTCTCCTACCAGAAGGTCCTGTTCCTTACTCAGATCTAAAGGATCAAGGTGTTTTTTCTGGGAACTTAAATGACGTTATTGATAAAAGAAATAATAACGAAGATACCAGAAAAGTATCTTTTAATGGAACAGAGGAAGATATTAGAACCGGACATACTTCAATTAGAAAGGAGCATGTAAAATTTTATAATTTCCTGAAAGGTGGAAATAATCAACTCTCTTCTATTAGGAGAGAGACTATGTTTATTCAAGTCCTTCAAGGTCTTCATCCTAGGGAAGCAGAAATTCTTTGTCTTGTTAAAGATAAGAAACTCTCGGATAAATATAAAATCACCAAAGAAATCGTAAGTGAAGCTTATCCCGATATTACTTGGGGAGGACGTTCATGATTCTTATTGATGAAGATCTAAAAAAATCTGGGAGAGTGCAAATGGAAAATGATAAAAGAGAAATTCTAGATGTTCTTCCAGAATCATATGGATGTCAAATTCTATTAGAAAAAACAACTCTTGATAAAGCAAAAGATCCATCTTTCCCTAACGATGCATATTTAATTTGGTATAATATTGATGGAAATACTTACATTGACCTTACTAGAGGAGCAAGAGTTCGTATTTTCGACATGTACTATGATAAGTATGGACCTGGATCTATTAAAAAAATTGGCTTTGGTTATGGAAGAACTAGTCCAAAGTTGTGGGGATATAAGCAACCAGAAAAAAGGAAGAAAAAATGAGCAAAGGATTTGGAAAACAAACAGAAGATGAATATGTTGGAGTAATTAACTCTACAGAAGTTGATAAAGTTCTGAAGAGATATAAGAAAGTAAAAAAATATATGAATTCTTCCTTTTTTGAAATTAATAGAATAAATGGTAGTGAAAAAATTGTAAAAGAACTTCTTGAAGAGTTAGAAGTTGCAAAACAAATTGATTCAGACAATGAACTTATGTCTGAACTGAGTGGAGAAAAATATCTTACTGACGAATAAATGGGAAAGCATTACTTACTTAATTTGTATGGATGTTCATTCGTACTTTTAAACGATGAACGTTGTCTTATAGATTTGCTGGAAAGCGCAGCTATAGCAAGTGGTGCTACAGTGGTTCAAACTATCTCTAAAAAGTTTGAACCACAAGGCGTTACCGTAATCTGTTTATTATCTGAAAGTCATATCAGTATCCATACATGGCCAGAAGAAGGTAAAGCAGCAGTAGATGTTTACACTTGTGGAGACTGCAATCCTAAGATTGGTTGTGATATGATTATTCATCAACTCTATGCTCAAAATCATACTTTAAGTTATATTGAGCGATAAAATAAATACACTATATCTGGAGAAGTATATGCTGTCTACACAGTATCGTCTACGTCTTGAAGCAATCTGTGAAAGTATTGTGAGGGCAGAACCTGTAGAATTAAGTGATATGATCTGGGCAGAGAAACTTGCAAAAGCAAATCGTTCTGCTGCAACACTTTTAAGACAAGCAAGACGCCGTGCTGCTAATCCTAATATGCAGGAAGGTGGACTAGATGATTTTATGAATGCACTTGATTTGGGTGATCCAGATCCTAGTAATCATAGAACTGGATTTAATAGTGTTGATGATATTATAGATTTCTTTACAGAAGATAAACCAGAAGACTGGAGACAAAGAGATTAATATTGTATCATAATTTACAAAAGTAATTGACTATATACCCTAATGGGTCTAAAATAACCCCACGTTCATCTGGTTATCCAGACGGAAGTAAGCCGACTCGGAACGGATCGTTCATCTATGGAAGCACTTTTTTTAACTTGTTTGCAGGCAAACTTTATTATTGGAAGAGTATCAACTCATCCAAAATTAGAGCATAGTCAAAGAAATGAGATCATATGGGAAATTAAACAAGTAACCAAGAAAGGTTGTTTTCAAGACGCAAAAGCCGACTGAAGGAACGCTCTTTAGCCTCAAAATTAAGGAGAACCCTAATGTCTAAAGTCGTATATCGTGGTGTCGAATATGATACCAAAGATCGCCCTAATCAAAGCGTAAGACCACCAGCACACGTAGAAATCTATCGTGGTGTTTTGTTTTATGTAGATGAACAGGGTAATAAACTCCCTATGGAAAGATCTGGAGGTAAGTGATATGAATACTTACTTCGTTCGCTATTTGAAGAATAAAGCGAGAAAAGAAACCTTGCTTAAAGTAGCTCAAATTAATATGGCAAAGCAACCACAAGTTGCATAACTTAAGAGGGGACTTGACTCCCCTCTTTTTTTTGTATATAATTACCTTTGTGGAGGTTCATTGAAATGGATAAAGACAAGCTTAAAGTAATAGTTGCACAACTAGAAACACTAATAGAAGTTTTGAAGTCGGAGGTTTACTCAGACACTTCTTCGTATTATAATACTATGGAGTATGATGATCATACGCCTATTACTGACTATGATGAGATTTATAGTGATGATGACGGTTACCCAGATTAAAAACTATGTACGAAACACTAACTGAATTTGAAAGAGCACTAGCTCGCTTTGGAGACAAGGTTCAATATATTGTTGGTCTTGAGATTAGCAATAAGATGAGTCCTGAAACAGCATATCAAGAAATTAAAGATATGATGAAAGAACTTAAAAAACTTCGTAAAAAAGAAAAAGAAACTTGGGAGACTGAAGAATGAAACCTATTGTTAAATTGATTGCTGTTACCCAAGGTGCAGGAGAACTTGCTGGTAAGAATGCACAAGAAGTAATCACATACAATGCTCGTGTAAGTAATCCCAATAATCAACTTAAGTTTGATACTGCTTCTGGACTTCTTAAGTATTGTATTAAACAAAATCACTGGTCTATCTTTGAACAAGCAGATATGACCCTTGAGATCAATACTACACGAGGAATCGCAGCTCAAGTTCTTCGTCACCGTTCATTTACATATCAAGAATTTTCTCAACGATATGCTGATACAAAACTCCTGACTGATCTTCCCGAGGTTCCTGAACTCCGCAGACAAGATGAAAAGAATCGTCAGAACTCAACTAATGATCTTGATGAACATGTACGGGAAAAGTTTGAAGGAATGATTGAGCAACACTTCGAAGAAGCACAACGCCTCTACGATAAGATGCTTGATCATGGAGTGGCAAAGGAATGTGCAAGGTTTGTGCTCCCACTCGCAACACCCACCAGAATCTACATGAAGGGGTCTGTAAGGTCATGGATCCATTATATCGATCTTAGGTCTGCCCACGGCACTCAGAAGGAGCACATGGACATCGCAGAGGCAGCACGATGCGTCTTTATCTGCCAGTTCCCCGATATTGCAAAGGCACTTGGATGGGAACCAGAGAATTGTCCAGAATGTTCTGACGCACCTTCGATCATTATTGAATAATAAATAATAGGAAACTTAAGAATTTCGTAATGAAAATATTAAAGAATTTTCAACCATCCCAACTTAACGGATTGCTTTGTGAGTATATTCCTATAGCAATCTTTCAGGGAAGATCTGAAGCTGGTCCTAGAGCTCTCGGAAACAGGTCTATTATCTTTAATCCCACTATGTCTAGTGGAAGAAGGTATATCAATAAGATCAAGCAGAGAGAGCACTGGAGACCCTTCGCAGGAACAATCATGATTGAGTATGCGAATGAATGGTTTGATATGAAACAGTTGGATGAAAGTCCTTTTATGAGTTATGCGGTAAAAGTAAAAGAAGGTAAAGCAGAATATCTTCCAGCAATTTTACATAAAGATAACACTTGTAGAATTCAAACTCTTAATAGAGAACAAAATCCAAACTTTTATAAAATTATTGAAGAGTTCTGCGAAGGTGGAAAGAATCCACCAATTATAGGAAATACATCATTCAATCTTGCTGGAAAACCTTTGGTTGAAACTTTTGAGGATGCAATTGAAACTTTAGAAAATTCAGACTTAGAATTTCTATATCTACCAGAAACTTCAGAACTTATCTACATAGAAAACAAATAAGATGAAAATTTTAGGAATCAATATTTCACACAATCAATCATCCTGTCTTCTAGACGATGGTAAGATAATTTATTTTCTTGAGGATGAAAGGGTTGCGGGCATTAAAAATTTAATGTACCAAGATGATCAATTTTGTGATGACTTAGTAAATGGAACTATTGAACTTTACTTCATAGACAAGTTAAAAACTTATACCAGCCATGTTGATTACATAATTTTCTCTTCGTTTGATAGAGAAAGAACTAATGATAACTATGATAACGATGAATATTATGTAAATCTATATCTTAATATTCTAAAAGAAAATGGAATCACTTATGATAAACATATCTTTGAAAGGGATAATCATCACATTTATCATGCAGCAAATGGTTTCTATGGATCTGGATTTGATGACGCAATTTGTTTGATTCTTGATGGTGGTGGATCTATCTTTAAAGATGAAAAGATTATCAATAAAGTCTTTGGTAATAACGATCACCAGTTTTTCCGCGAAACTGAATCATTCTTTGAATTTACTTATGGTGAAAGTCCCAAAAAATTAAAACAGATCTGGGGTTATTCTTCAAGTTCTCCAGAGAGATTTGATAGACTTGCTTTCACTGATGATGATGAAGTAGTTCTTCATTTTGGAAAAGATGTAATTACTTCTACATGGAGCAACGGTCAATTATTTAATATCTATTGTGATCTCCTAGGATTTGAAGATGGTTCAGATGCTGGAAAGGTTATGGGGTTAGCATCCTATGCGATGGATACAACCAATTTAGATAGAAAAGATTTTGAAATCATGGATTGGTTTGTAGAAGTTAATGGAGAGGAAATTACTTCTTCTAAAATTAAAAAACTTACCTTCAGCCAAGAGTTTTTAGATACCTTTGCTGCAGATAACTTTGAAGAAGATTTCTATATCAAATG